AAGCAAAAGCACTAGGCATAACTGCGGAGGATTTAAAGTGAAACTAATAAAACCATTAACTAAAATACTGCTATTCTCAATAGCTGCATACGGCGCAACGATAGCAGTTGGTTATTTGCTTTTATTGATTGCAGGTGCGTTGTAGTTAAATTTATTACAGACAAAAATAAAGCCTCTTAATTGAGGCTTTTTTGTGGGTTAATCAAAATCTCTAAATGACTTAATAACCCACTCAGATTTAGACGCTTGCTTATCAGACTTAACAACATCGTCACGTTGACATGATGTAGGTATGCGCCAAAATTTAACTGTTTGAGTTTTTGATTCTGCCTCGTGAGGTATAACATAACCATCCAAAGCGCAGCCGAATGTCATCATGTTACCTAACTTGTGTGCCTCTACGTTTTTACAATTGCCGCATGTATTTTCTTTCATTTTAACTTTCTCACTTATGTTTAAAAACAGCGCTTATTGTATAAATAAGCTATATAAATAGCAAGCTAAAAACAACAACCAACTTGCCAAAAAACGGCGATTATGGGACAAATTCACGAAAAAGTGTCCCACGAGTAAATCAATGATTTATAACGTGTTTTTTAATTTATGGGAAAATATGGGAAAAATTGGAAAAACAATGTCCCATCCGCTAACCCTTTGTTTATATGATTATCAGCGATTTATGGGACAAATGGGACAAATTTTGGGGTACTGTGTGTAAATATTACCAAAAAAGACTCTATTCCTACCCCACCCCCTATAAAATAAATATTATATTATATTATAAAAACTATATATATAGTCCCATATGTCCCATCGGTATACTTAAACCCTTTAAAAACGTGGCTTGCAGCGTGGGACAATCGCGTCCCATTTCCGTCCCATCGCGTCCCATAATGTCCCATTTGCAAAAAGTCTTAATATTTAGTTACTTTTCGAGTAAAGTTTGTTATTATTTATGTATATTATATTAGTGAGGTTTTTAATATGAGTTACTCTATGTGGAATGTTAAAAATACAATGGAAGACTTACCAAACAGTGAAGCAGAGTTTAGACGACTTGTACTTGGTGGTTTTGAAATTGATAGTAAACAGTTGAGGCTTGAAGATTTAATAATTGGCTTCTACAGAGAAACTGAAGATATGAACTTTAGACAATACCGAACATGCTGGAACAATTTAAAGCATCAATTAATGTCTGAAGGTTACTCAATTGGTGAGATAAACAATTGCAAACGAATGATTAACCACCTTGGTAAGCGATAGAGGATTTGACATGAGTGACACAGAACACAAGAATACCGGCAATCAATTCTGGAAGTTTAGATCTAAACATGGTCGTGATAAATTATTTTCAACTCCTGAGTTATTGTGGGAGGCTGCCTGCGAGTACTTCCAGTGGTGTGATGATAATCCGTTAATTGAATCTAAGGCGTTTTCATTTCAGGGCGAAATATCAATTGCAGAACTCCCAAAAATGCGAGCCTACACTATTGGCGGGTTAACTTTATATCTTGGTGTTAACCCTCAATACCTTAATGATTTTGAGAAAGGCTTGAAAGATAATGATCCGTTAAAGGATGGTTTTTCCTCGATCATACGTGAGATAAAAGAAACAATATACAACCAAAAGTTCACTGGGGCAGCCGCAGACCTGCTTAATGCTAATATTATAGCAAGGGACTTAGGGTTGTCAGACAAGAAAGATTTAAGCTCTTCTGACGGCACTATGACACCCGCAAAATCATTCTCACCAGAAGAATACGCAGAGGCGGCAAAACGAATTCAAATGGATGATATGGATTGAGTAAGACAAAAAGCGACATACTTGAGTGGGACGAGTTAGGTTTTCTTGAACGACTGTATCTAAAACAGAAGTCAGAAAAATCCTTTCTTAACTTCACTCGTATTTGGTTTGAGTTATTACAAGGCGATAAATTATTAGTTAACTGGCATCACAAATGGATTGCTAGCGAAGTTGATAAGGTTGTACGTCATGGTAATAGCTCGACTAACTTAGCGATCGCAATACCACCAGGCGGGACTAAAACTGAATTCATGTCCATACACTTACCGGCTTACACAAATACGTTAGTACAAATCAAAGAGTTAAAACGATTTCGTAATTTAAACATATCTTTTGCTGACTCGTTGGTAAAGCGTAACAGCCGCAGAACTAGGGATATAATAAATTCAAAAGAGTATCAAGAATTATGGCCCTGTTCGTTTGGTGTTAACCAGGCAGAAGAATGGGAGATAATTAACGACAAACAAAAGGTTGTTGGTTCTACCGTTTCTCGTGCCTCAGGTGGTCAAATCACTGGTGGTCGTGGCGGTTACTTTGGTTCAGAGTTTAGCGGTTCGGTAAGCCTTGACGATTACTCAAAGCCCGACGATATGTTCAGCCCTGTCAAACGTGAGGCATCAAACAGGAAGTTAAATAATACCATCCGTTCAAGGCGTGGCGATAAGTCAAAAGAGCACCCGACACCATTTTTTATTATTCAGCAGCGATTACATATTGATGATGCTATTGGATTTTGTATGGGCGGCAATCTTGGTGTTGAATTCAAGTTAATCAAAATACCGGCATTAATCACTGAAGATTACCTAAACGAGTTAGAGCCAGAAATTAAGGAATTATGTTGGAATTCGATTAAAGATTCAGATTGTAGAGAAATTAACGGTGTAAAATATTGGTCATACTGGCCAGAAATGGAACATATAGACCAGTTGATTGATTTATGGAGTCGTGATGAATACACGTTTTTAAGCCAGTACCAGCAAACACCGGCTAAAATGTCAGGCGGATTACTTGATACGGCATGGTTTGGGCGTTATGAGCAATTGCCGCTTATGGAGTGGTGCGCGATATATGTTGATACTAACTCAGGTAAAATAAACGACAAGAACGATTACACTGTTTTTAATTTATGCGGCATGGGTGATGATGGTAATTTATACGTCATGGATATTAGGCGCGGTAAATGGGACCCTACAGACTTACTTGAGCAAGCGGAATTATTATGGGACGAATGGCGCTCTAAGATACCGCTAGAGCAACGTTTAGTTATTCGATACATGTCAATTGAGGATAAACAAGCAGGGCAAGGTTTGATTACTACACTCACTAAAAGGCGAAATATCCCGATCAAGGAAATGCCAAGGGGAGCTAACCAGAACAAATTTATCAGGCATTCAAACTGCCAACCTCAAATTAAAATGGGTAAAATATTTGTACCTGCAATACATAACGAGGACGGCGAAAAAATAGAATACACACGTTGGTTTAATGGTAATACGTTTACCTCGACTGATTGGGTGTTGCCATTCTTATCTGAATGCGACCTGTTAACCGTTGGCGTTTTAATGGATCAAGAAACTGGATTCGATGACCAATACGATACTTTGCTTGACGCGATAGATGATATGTTAATTGGCACAAGTAACGATTCAGCCGCAGATTTAATGTTTTCTTGACAATCATTACTTATATGTTTATATTGTGTGGTAGTTATTAAATATAAGTATAAGTGAGGTTAGTTCAATGGCACGTAAATACATTAAATTCAGCAAAAGACATGAACGAATTCAATCAATCATAGATTTCGAAAGTAAAATGTCAATAGGCATTAAAATCGGTAAAACTCCAATTAGAGAAGTAACCCGTATTAATGAATACAGAAGAAAGTTAAATATTGTTGATGGTATAGATTAATTAAATAGGCTTAATAAGTGAGGTTTTATGAGTGAATATAAATTTAAAAGCGGGCAAGAAGTGTATATAGCTCAAATAAACACTTTGGCAGGCGTAAAAGAAAAACGTTATTACATACAAGAGTATTGGTGTGATTCTGGACATCAAAGAGAATATCTTGATTTAGGTATTTTATTTGATAATAAGTTTGACGCAGAAAATAAATGCAGAAGCCTTTTGGGGTTACCTAAGTTGAAAACAGAGCGAGATATATTTATTGAAAAGTTTATAACTTATTGCAATAAAGATTGCGATATATATCACGGTACTAGTGCTACTCAATTGGGTTTTATTGGCGGTATATCTTACGATGCAGGAGCGCGATTCAATGAGTGAAGAAAAAGACAAGCCAAAGGTTTTAATTGCTGGTAACGCATACGAAAGAAGATTACTTGCAGGTTCGATGATCGCTTTAGCTAACAACTTCCCCTTGCACCATGAAACACCAAAGATGCAAAAAACAAAGTGGACAAATGAAGATGTTAAAAATTCAGTATTAAGGGGCATAAAGTGAGTGATTTAAATGTTACAGAGGGTGAGTGGCGAGTAGTTTTAGACCAATCATGGCGTAATGAAAATTGTGTAGCTAGAGTTTCACAGCGTATAGGTATTGTATCGAATAAAGAGGTTGCATTTAACCCTATGTTTGACGCGCTTCTAATCGCACAAGCTAAGAATATGTATGAGATGCTTAGTGAGTTAGCTGAGTGGGGGTCAATGTCAAATATGGAGTGTGAAAGGATTAACAAAATACTAAACGCATGTAAAC